TTTTCTGCTGAAAGTGATATGTGAAATTTTATTCAAATAAAAATAACTTGTTATAACTTTATTTTCAAGGGTTTTAAGCAATTCATACAAAAATGATAAACATTGAATAACTTTTCAAAACCAATGAATAACTTTCAGAAAAATGGTGTAGAATTGGTGTAGTGGTGTAGAATTGGTGTAGAAAAGTCCCATACAAAACAAAAAAATATATGACAGAAAGTTGAGCGAAAGATGACACTTTTGGCTCTTTTTTTATGCGAAAATATATTTATAGAGAGGATGATGGAAATGTTTTCAGATGAAGTATTAGAAAAAATTTTCAGTAGGGAAGATGTAATGAAGATACCTCTGACGTACCAGTCTGTTATGGTTCGGGCGGTGCAAGAGGTATTGGAAAAGGAGGGAATTGACTATGCAACCAAATCCTTATCAGAGCATGAACTATAATATCCAACCAGCATATCAGCAGTATGGGTACAATCCGTACTTCCAACAACCGAGGATGCAGCAACCACAGATAGAGCCATTGCAGACCGCAAATCAGTTTCAGCAGCAGTTACAGAGCGGCATAAATGGTCGAGTGGTACAGTCTGTGGAAATGATAACAGCGAATGACGTACCTATGGATGGTTCGGCGGCGTTCTTTCCAATGCAGGATATGAGTGCAATATTGGCTAAGTCATGGAACGCTGACGGCACAATCAAAACCGTAATTTTCAAGCCGATAAATGAGACTGTTCCTCAAAACGAAATCCAAAACAAAGAGAATTTGAAAATTGACTTGTCGGACGGTACAGTTTCGGCTTTTATGGATAGATTTGACGAACTGTCGGAAAGATTAGAGCAGTTGGAGGTTTCTATAAATAAAACTGCGCCAAAATCAAGCGCACAATCGACAAAGAGAAAGGCTGATGCAGAATGAAAAACTTGTTTCAATTATTTAGCGGCATAAAGAATCCGCAACAGTTTTTACAAAGCATGATGAACAATAGTCAAGTGATGGGAAACCCTATGGCGAAAAATGCCATTGACATGATGCAGAACGGGGATGCTAAAGGCGTAGAGCAGATGGCAAGGAACCTCTGCAAAGAGAAAGGGGTAAACCCAGATGAAATAATGCAACAAATGAAAGATAGGTTTGGTATGTAAGACATATTAGAGGTTGCGCGCAAAAACCTTGGTACCTCTTTATGAATAAAAATAATCAATCAAAAGGAGGAATCTAATATGTTCAACTCTACAAACAATACACCTTTTACTATGCCTGTAATGCCGGCAACTGGCGGTTATGGCAATGACGGTGCGTTCAATGATGGCGGCTGGCTGTGGATAATCGTAGTTTTTGCTTTGCTTTTTGGATGGGGCAATAACGGTTTCGGCGGTTTCGGCGGTAATGGCGGAGGCTATGTAGCAACGGCAGCCACACAGGCGGATATTCAGAGAGGCTTTGATACACAGTCTATCATCGGCAAACTGGACGGTATCTCCAACGGTATGTGTGATGGTTTCTATGCGCAGAACACAACTCTGATGAATGGTTTCCATAGTGTTGATAACGCTATCTGCAATCTTGGATACCAGACACAGCAGGGGTTTAATACAGCTAACGTGGCTATGATGCAGGGTCATAACGCATTGCAGGCACAGCTTGCGGATTGTTGCTGCCAGAACAGAGAGGCAATCGCACAGGTAAGATACGATATGGCTAAGGACACTTGTGCATTGCAGAACACAATGAACACAAATACCCGTGACATTATAGACAACCAGAACGCAGGAACAAGAGCAATCCTTGACTACCTGTGTGCTAAGGAAAATGCGGATTTGAGAGACAAGGTTCAGAAACTGGAGCTTGCTGCATCCCAGTCCGCACAGAACGCATACATCACAGCAAATCAGGAGGCGCAGACAGCGGAATTGATTAGAAGAATCAACCCTATGCCTGTCCCTGCGTATAGCGTCCCTGCGCCTTATCCTTATTCTGGATATGGTAACGGTTGCGGTTGTGGTTGCTAATGACAGACAACCAAAATAAAGGGTTATCTTATTTGGATATGCTTACCGTCCTGTCTGTGTTTTTACAGTTTGTAACGTGTCAGCAAGTATCGAACGATACACTACTGAAAGAATTGCATAGGCAGGATGGGTATTATCTGGATAAGATAATGAAAGACCAGAAGGAAATACTAAAAATGCTATCTGATATTAAATCAGACTTCGCCCGCAGTGGTTGATACAAAGAGGGTAGGCAGAAGTCTACCCTTATTTTTTTAGGAGGTGTTATTTTATGGCTTGCAAAAACGTGTGCAGACTTTGCGATAATTTCATTATGTCGCAGTCAGTTAATTTTACAGGTGGAAATCTGATTATAGATTTACCCGCTGGCAGTTATGCAGACTGCCGAAAAGTTTGTATTGTGGTGGCTCAAAAAATCCCCGATACCACTACAATCAATGCTCCTGTTTTTATTACGATTGGCGGCGGTACTGTACAGTATCCGCTTATGAAGCGTAATTGTAGACAGGTTGTAGCATCTGGCTTGAGAACAAGAACCAGATACAAAACCGTAGTTGAGACAACGGACAATTCTGGCTTATTCAGAATGATAGGGGAACCCTGCTGTACACCTGATAACAGATTAGCTGCTATCAACGGAGAAGGTGCCCCCGCAACAACGGACGGAGGTGAATAATTTATGCACATTGAGAGAATGCACAAAATGATTGAGTGTCTTTGCGAAAAGGCATGGTCTAAAATGGAAAAAGGTCTGGAATGTGTTGATACCGCCGAAATGGGTCAGGTTGTCGATATGATTAAAGACTTAAACGATGCCGAATACAAAGCGGTCATTACAAAAGCTATGCAGAAAGCAGAAAAAGAGGACGAAGAAGAAGATAAGGAAATCCTTAGACGGTTGAAATCCGAATACTACGAGGACGGAGACAGGCGTTTCTACGACCATTATAGATACGCTGACGGTCGATTTGCACCAAAGGGCAGAGGAACACGCAGAGGCTATACAGAACCGCCTTATTACTTCCAGACACCCGATATGTATCACGAATGGGATAGCAAAAGTGATGCGGAGCGTGGCAGAGATTTAGACCGTATGGGAGGTAGAATGTACTACACCGGACCCACGATGAGCGGATACGAAAGAGCAAAACGCCACTACACAGAAAGCAAGGAAACGCACAGGTCAAATTCACAGTCCGACAAAGAGCAGAAGATGAAAGACCTTGAGGCATACATCAAAGAACTTTCTGGGGATGTAACGGAGGCACTTGTGGATATGACACCAGAAGAACGTACTCTTTTGAAGGCAAAAATGACAACGCTTTTGCAGAAAATCGGCTGATATAAAACGGATAGGGGGAAAACACCCCTATCTTTTTTAAATTGGGGGTGGTAACAAAATGGTATTTGAGATAAACGGCGTAAAGTGGAGCGTTGTTTCCGTTATGCCATCCTCTGACTGTCTGCGACGTTCTGACGGGAGTTTTACGGTTGGTGTGACCGATAACACCACTCACTGTATTTGCCTTTCAAATCGTCTTGTAGGCGGCTTTAAGAGGAAGGTGCTTATACACGAATTATGCCATGCAGTCTGTATGTCCTATGACATACATATCCCATTGGAACAAGAGGAATTTTTATGTGACTTTGTGGCTACTTATGGGGATGAAGTGTTCGATATGGTAGATATGATGGTCGGGGAAATTCGCAAAACGGCATAAAAAAAGGGAGTATACCGAAATTGATATACTCCCGATTTTTTTGTGTAGCTTAGGATTGGAACATCTACGAAAGGGTGTACTGTTATTATACCATTTTGTTGAGGTCAACGCAATCATTACTTTTTCGTCAGCACCGCAATACTCCCCTTGCTTGTGATATTGTACCCGATGGCATCAGCAACATCCCGAATTTTGATATAATTTGTCCCGTCCTTCAAAATCCGTTCCGCTATGTGTTCTTTGCCGTCAATAATAATCTTGCATTTCTCTACCACTTCTTCATCCTCCGTTTCGTAGTCGAAAATATCATTTACAAGCAACCAATGTGTGAATTTATTGCACCGCAGGGGGACTTCACGCACACCGTAAGCCGAGCCGTCAGCTGCTATGTAGTAAGGGTATCCGTTCTTCATGCCAGTGTAAACACCGATATGCCCCTTCATCCATACCAACGCCCCGATGGGTGCTTTTTCAATGGTGGAAATAGGGTTTACGCTTTTTGCCCGTTCTTTCCATTGGGTGCTGCCAAGTTTCACACCGCACGCCCACGAAATCAGACCAGAGCAGTCTACACAAACCTTGCCGATTTTCTTTCGGTCGCTGTTCCATACCATATTGCCGTATTTGTTTTTCAGATAGTTGTAGTTGGCTTCTGTCATTACAGAGCCTTTCATACCGTAAACTCAGACATAGGCAGTGCCGACCTTGCTTCTACAAAACTTTACCAGTTCTTTTCCAGTCATTTTTGCCATTTGCCATCACCTCCGTTAAGCGTAATAGTATCGCATTGCTTCTTCATTGAAATATCTTTTCTTTCCTTTTGTCGGGGATTCCTTTCCAAACATAGGATGTTTAGAACCGCTTCTCCCATAGCAGGGATTCATTTCCCCTTTCTTTTTTTCGCTCATTTCTTTTTTGGATTTTTCTGTATGCTTTTTGCCATAGAATGAATTTTTTTCCCCGAAAACATTCGCATGGTTTTCTTTCATGTGCTTTATCGTCAAAACATTATTAACATTTTCATTTGCCGTAACCCACCTCAGATTCTGAAAGACATTGTTAGATTTATCGGTATCAATGTGGTCTACATATTTTTTATTATCTGGATTTGATATAAAATATGTTGCAACCAATCTGTGAACATATCTTTTTTCTCCCTTCTTTTTATCATAATTCCATAGAGAGACAAAAAAATAACCCGTTCTCCTATTCTTCTGAATAGGGACAGGTTTGTTTTTCTTTTCGTTATATATCCTTCCAAAATTACTAACATAATACGAGGAAAGACCTTCTTCTTTTAATCTTTCCCATTTTTCGGCTGTCATTTTTTTCGCCATGTAATCATCCCTTTACAATTTCCTTGACCGCCTTGTTTTCTTTCAGCATTTTTCGCATTTCTTCCAGTGCTTCATCTACCCACAGTGAGAACGTGTCGAATGATACCGCTATAGCAATAGCAGGGAATCTCTGCACAAACAAATCATAGGCGCGGCGCAGTTTCAATTTTCCAGTGCCGCCGCCCAATTCCTTTTCCGCCTGCATAACCGCCCATAACAGCCATTGTTTCACTTTGACGCGCTGTGTTTCGGTGGGCATATTCAGAAATCTGCCGATACACATACCAATCACGCAGGCAACCGCCAGAAGTGCCACCACTAAGTACCAGTTTTCCATTAAGAATGTAATCTGTCTCATTTCATCAAGCCTCCTTTATGCTTCTACCTTTTCCCATCCGCTAGGGTATTCTGTCGGGCTCCATGTATTATTATCGATAAGAGAACGATACACCGCGCCATCCTCCGTGCAGCAATTTCCCTTCATGTAAGGGGACGTTGCGAGCGCGATAAACGGCTTCGCCTTTTCGGGGTTGTCACTCCATACAAAACCCCACTGTGCAGGCAATTCCTCGGGTTCGGCGGTGTAAATGGTGCTGTCATATTTCTGTAGCAGCTTTACCACTCTGCCTGCGGTACTCTTGCAGACAAAGCCGACAGGGCGGTTCAGCATATTTTCTTTTTCACAAGCCGTCTGGAAATCTGGGATAAACCTGTCCTCAGCGTTCAGCTCCGTCCCTGTCATGGCTTCCGCGCGCTCCTGTACCGCCTGCGCCGCTAACTTCGCCATGTGCTTAATCGTTTCCATCATACCTCATTCACCCCTTCACTGATTGCCGCATTTAATTTCTCTATTGTCACGCTGTCCGCAGTAAGGGCGTTTAACTGCTCCTCAATGCGGTCAAGCTGGGTTGGTTGTGGTTCGTGGATGGGTTCCGGTTCAGGTGGTGTGTATTCCGAAAACGTACCTGTTTCAGAATCATAAATCATGCCAAGGGTAACCGTATCGTCACAAGGAATGGCAGTCACGGGATTGCCCGATGGGTCTGGTGGATAGTAGGGTTCTGTTTCCCTGTCTTTCAGAACGTCAATCACTCTGTTTTGTAAAATCATTGCATAGTTTTTCATTTTTTCACCTCCTTACCATTCGATGATAACAATACCGTTGCCGCCAGAGCCGCCCCCTGCTCTTTCTCCGCCGCCGCCGCCGCCGCCAGCACCGATTCCTCCATCTTTACCTGCCTCAGAACTGTAGTCACCATCGCCGCCGTCTCCGCCTCGTCCAAATCCTGCACCGCCGCCCCCGCCACCACTATATGTGTTGCCGCCAGAGCTTGAACGGTTATAACCGCCTTTGCCGCCATAAGATTCAGGACTATCTTGACCGTTTTCACTATATGTGCCTGCTTTTGCACCGTATCTACCGCCAAGTGCACCATTATGTTCTTTAAACTTCTTGCTCCCTCCACCTTCCAGTGTAACTAAATTACCAATTACAGTCGCACCGCCGTCATTGCCTGCTGTGCCGCCGATGCCTATTGTAATCCGAATGCTTGTTTGTGGCGTAACAGAATATGCTTTTTTAATTATTCTAGCTCCACCCTGTCCTCCGCTATGATTGCCGCCAGCACCTGCGCCAAAAGCAGTCACTAAAATCTTTGTTACACCGGCAGGAACAGTGAATGTGCCATCTGATGTGAATGTTTGTGTGCCGTGCGTTTTAATTAGAGTACCTAATACTGAATTAACTGTGTCAATTACCCATGCGCCTACATCCCAACTCATGATACAACACCTCCAATCCTTGTTACTGAGCTACTAGTATCTATTGTAGTAGTTTTCGTGATTACGTTACCGGAAGGTCCAGTATACTTAGATACTACAGTAGTTAGTGTACTTGAGTTCTTTGTAATTGTTGTAACAGTTTTTCCACCATCACTGTGAGTTATTGTAACTGTAGTTACATTACCTGATTTGCTGATAGTAGTGTCTTCATTAGAAAATCCCTGCACGTTCATGAAGGCTTCTCTGTTTAACGGAGTACCTACAACTGAAGGTTCGTCCGCCATTTCAACCGTTACATATTCGCTTGTCCCGTCCGCATGAGTGATTTTTCTCCGCCCTGCCTGTGTTGGGATTCTATCTAAAAAATCCTTCATAGTAACCGTTCACCTCCGCTATTTATCGTTCCGCAGTAGATATATTCCTGCTTCATATTTTCTGTCATTTCCTTGCCGACCGCGGCAACCCGTTCCCAATCGTTGACCTCCTGCCAATCCAGATACAGGCTTTCGGGGAACACAGGCAATCCCAATCCAACCAAAAACAACCGCACCAAAGCGGTATAATTCGCTCGGATACGGTTGATTTCGGACAGCCAAGGTATGTTTTCTTCCTGCCAATCTGTGTACGTTTTGCCGTTAAATTCTTTGTAGTCCCTGTATGAACGAGGAAGATAATAACCGCTACTTTTGAGCCATTTCATCAATTCCTTATGATTTCCTTCAATGCGGTTCAAGTCTTGGTAGTTTAAAGCACCTTTGTTGTTTTCGGCATTTCCTTGATTTATTCTTGCACTTTCGGTATCTTCAACGATTCTGTCAAAGATAGGTGTTATCCAAGCCATCATCCACCACCCCCAATAATATATTGGCACTCGCCCTTAATTGAGCCATTATAGGACAATTTCTGCTGAACCATAGTGACAGGCGTTTGATTCGCAAAGTTGCTTGTAAGGCTTACTGTGTCCCCAACGTCCAACTCTGGATAGCCCCTGTCTGGCGCACTGTAAGTGTTGCGCCGCAGAGTGACCGCCGCTACCCAGTTTGCGTATGCGATAGCGTCAGTCTGGTTGTCAATGAGCGTATTGCTAACGCCGCTCAAATCCTCGCCTACGTCACTGTATTTCTTCCTGTACTCGATTTTATTCTCCGTAAGGCTATTCCCGTTGATAGTGACCGTACCTGTCCCTTTGAGCGTTACAACGGTCTTGTAGGCGTAGAATTTCGCCGTGCCGACCATTGTTAAGCCGCTGCTCAATACAATCTGTTGGTTCGTGTACGCCGAATGGGTGAAGGTGTATTCATGCGCCACGTTGGACGATACCTCAGCCGCATTGACCGCCGCCGTTACCTCCGAGTTGACCTTGATGGAGTTATACTCCACCGACAGGTTGCGAAGGGGCGGTATCTTTGTTGTTGTTGGCGTATCCGTCATTTTGTCAAAGTTGATATCAAATCCTGTCGCGCTGTCATTCTCGCGCAAAATCTGAATATAACCGCCGCGGCTATGGTTCATGATACAACGCCCTGCATTTGCTATCAGCTGCAAGCACTCATTCACTTTGGAGGAGGGTAGGGGATTGTGCGTATAAATATCCTTCAATGCGTTATCAAGCTGAATTGTATTTTCAAATCCCGCAAACCTCATAACATCTGTAGCAAGGTCGAACAGACTTCTTCCTGCCGCCGAATACACGCCCTCGTCATAGGTCATTGTCAAATGGTCTGCCAGACCTACACACTTTATGCTGACCTCTGCCACAATGCCAGATTTCGATACATCAAAATCTCCTGTAGAGTAAGACAAGCCCCAAGGTATCCACTCGATAGAGCCGTCCGACAATTCATAGCCATACTGGTAATTGACAGGCTGTCTGCTTTCCAGATATTCCCATAAGCCCGATGGGTTTTCGGGGTCATATCTTCTTTGCGTATCAATCAGCGTAAATTCAAATTCCTGTTTCGGAATTTTGGACGATAACAAGTCAATCTCCTTTGTAGAAGAACAACTTGCAATATCATCCGAGCCTAATCGGCTAACCAGACCGTACACCAAGGAAAGCAATCTCGCCCTGCGGTGTGGTATATTTGAGTTCAGCCAATAGAAGGACAGTTCATTGCATAACGGAATCTGGTCTGCCATTTCCCAATATGTAGTATCAGGCGAGTAGGTTTTATCGAATACAGATACAGAATCTTTCTTTGCCAGAATCCGAAAACTATTCGGGTAATCACCCATGCTGTCATCAAACTGGAAGGTCAAACCGGGAAACTGCACATAATCGCCGAATGAAATTTTCACAAGCGGCTTTGTAGTGTATGCCCCTGCATCACCGCTGATTGTCAATCCTGCATATCCCTGATAGATGGGGTTGCTCTCTGGAGGCAGAGGGTTCTTTCCGTCCAGAATAAATCTGTTTCGTTCCAACGTCTGATAGGTGGATGGGGCGGTTGTCCCGACATCCACGCTATCAATATCACTGTAAGGCAAATGTCCGTTATCTGTTGGTCTGCTTAACCTCGGCGCATCTGGGTCTGTCACGCCAAATACAATTCTCACATAAGAAGGATTGCGGAGCGTTTGCTCTGTTTCTTCTTTCCATTTTGCTGTTACTGGATACATAAAACCACCGCCCCACTATTTCCCTGTGTCGATAAGAGAAGCCTTAAAGCCTGTAAACATTTTCGGTGTGCCGTTCTCGGACACCCAATATGTAGAAACGGAATAATCTCCCCAATACATTTCCCTTGTGATGAATTTACCTTCCTTTGGGTCATAATAGGTTACTTTACCTATGAAGGTTTCAATCAACTCCAAAATCTTCTGTAATTCCTTCGGATAAATAACCTTCCACTCTAAACTCAGTTTCACTTGTCGGCGGTTTATTTTTTGAGCCACCACAACGCCGTTTGCATTTCTGCCGCTGTCAACTAACTGCTGACCTTCGTAGTCTTGCACAGAAGGGCAGGTGATTTCTATGCCGTTATATTTGATTACTGCCACAAAAACCACCTACCTTTGAAATGCGCCAAGACCGAAGTTTATCCCTCGTCTTGCAGATACTCTCTGCTGATTGTTATAAATAACGTCTCCATCCAGTTCAATCTTCTGGTTCAGTTCGATTGGCTGACTGCTGCCGTTTGCCATTGCCTGTGACATAGCTGTTAAAACGGCATTAAAAATGGCACGTTCTATCTGGTCATTGTTGGCAACGGCTGTTTTGCTGCCAATACTGCCGACCATTTCTGCGCCTGCTTCTCTTGCGATAAACATTTCGCCAGACCGAGGGAAACCACCATTCGCAAACATTTCTATGTTGAACCGCTGCGCCTGTTGCATGGTGTAGCCGCCGACATGACTGTATTTTTTACCAGTCAATCCTGCCAGTGAGTTCGCGTCCGAAACCATCTGGTTTAGCATCCTTGTGACCTCATCCGAAACTTGCTGCAAGGTCTGTCTGATAGCATCAAACGTGTTGTAAATGTTATCGTAAACTTTCAGCAGATACGCCGTTATCTGTGCCTTGGAAACCGTACCGAAATTCGTTGTCATAGCACTTATGGTTGAATAGAATGTATTCATACTTGAAATGATATCTGCCTTTAGCACCGCAAAGTTTTCTCTCAATGTAGCCCATGTCGCATCCCATTGTGAAATATCTGGTGCTTCAACCGATACAACAGGTGCAAGGCTACCACCGCCAGATACTTTGTCTACGATTTCATCAATAACACCGCCTGCACCCTTGACGGATTCTTCCATACCTTCTATGATACCTGCGCCCAGATAAGCACCGACCTCTCGTTTAAACAGTTTGGAAGGGGAGTGGATTTCTGCCGCGCTCTTTGTGCCACTAAGTATTCCACTTACAACTTCCTTCACGCCAGAAGGGACCAAAGAAAGCAAGCCTTTTTTAATACCTTTCCACATCCACTTGCCGATTTCTTCAATCTTCCGCCCCATTGCTGTTACGGCGTTATAAATTCCCTGTGGTAAACCTTTGAACAAATCGATAATCATTTTTATTTTTTCTGGTATTGAAGCCGTAATCCATGTTGAAATACTATCTCCCCACGTTGGTAAGATAGAGGATACTAAAGTCGAGATTTTCTCTCCGATTTTCCCCGGCAATCCTGAGAACCACTCAACAATATCACCTATAATCTGCGGTATTGTTTCCGTGAAGAAATTCTTAATTGCAGTCCATTTTTCAGAAATGGTTGTTTTGACGGCTTCCCACAATTCAGCGGTTGCCGTCTTTAATTCATTCCATTTTTCTGGGTAATAACTTACAATTTCATCCCATGTTGTTTTGAAGAAATTTTTAATAGAGTCCCATACTTCGACTACTGTTTTCTTAATACCATCCCACAACTTCGCAAGAAACTCTTTTATCTCATCCCAATGTTTTATAGTCATAAAAACGGCTAATATAGCTGTCCCTATGGCAAGCACCCAAGGACTTAATATAAATCCTGCAATCTTCGGTCCAAGACCAGCAATAGCGGTTCCTATGCCAGTAACAATCTCCGAGCCTGCTATCTGTGCTGCGATTGCTTTGGCTATTGAAGCACCAAGACCAGTGAACTTCAACAATGCAACAGCAGCTATGATGGTTGATTCTATCGGCGCAACATCAACAAAGCCATTCCACGCTTTAAGAGCCGCCGATATTGCTTCAAATATCAGCGTTCCGATATTGGACAGAATGGTGACAAAATCAATTTCCTTTATGAATGTTCCAATTTTTTCTCCTATCATTGCCCAATCTGTACCCTGTACGGCTTTTATCAATGTGGTTAAAATACCGTTTATCCATTTATTAGCCGTATCCGCGGCAAGCACAAATTCAAATGTGGAGAAAAATGTGTTAATTCCAGCCGCTATGGATAACCCGAAATTAGACCAATCAAATGTAGTGCCGAACGAATTAAGGAAATGCAATGCAGTATTAAAGGCTCCTGCTATTGTTGCTCCTAAAGCAGAAAAAGTGTCTGGAGATATTAATCCATTCAAAAAACTTGCCAATCCTGTTCCGAATTTGTCTGCCTTTTCATATATTGCATCCCAGTCGATACTGCCGAGTGCATCTTGTAATTTTTTTCCCAAATCAGCACCAAGGCTATAAAAGTCCCCCGTTTTAAACGCTTCTTTTATTCTGTCAGCAAGACCTTTTATCTTGGAATCAATCTCGACCGTTTCAAACATATCGGTGGGGAGAAGGTCTCCTGCGCCTCCAGCACCACCGCCACCAGCACCGCCGCTATCGTTCTGCTTGGTGTCTATGATGTGCAATTCATCAAATCCGATATAGTCCTGCATTTCCTTCAACGCTTTAGCCGCTTTTCCTGCGCCGCCTGCCGTTTTTTGTAGGCTTTTTGCGTAGTCCATCTGCACTTTTTTAGCCTGCACCGCATATCCTTTGCCTTTCAGTGCCGCAATGAATTGTCCCAACATATTGATTGCCTTCGCAAGCCAACTAATGAAAGTAGCAAGGTAGGGCGCGACAACAGAAAGAATAGGCTCAAACGCCGCCGCAAATGCGTTTCTCAACTGCATTAAAGCGGACATTATAGAGGAAATGTTGGCATTTACTGATTGACTGTACTGCGCTAAACTCTGCATACCCTCTGTAAATGCAGATTGTATGGTAGAAATCAGCTGAAATACAGTGGAGTACAGTACAGACATGCCAACCATTTTAGGCAAAGAAAAACTATTGCGACCGCCAGAGCGACCAAAAAGACCACCAGATGAACGCCCACGAGATTTATTTGAGCGTTTCCTCTGGCTTACTTGTTGCGTTTTTTTGCTCTGTTTTTCCTGCAACCCCTCTTGAATACTTGGTATTTTGGAACGCGCAAGCGCAATAGTATCTTTCAGATTAAGATTTGCTATTTTTGATTTTTGGCTTATTCTCTCCAACTGCTTTTCAAGCGGTTTCATCTGTTTGGCATTTGCCCCAGCCGCCTTCAATTCTTCTATGGTTTCGGTCAGAACTCTAACCGTATTTTCCATATTTTTAAATTCTCGTTCTGCCTTTTCTATTTCTGGAAATTTAATTTCGCTAAGTCCGAGTTTTTCTAAGTCAACCCTAAATTCATTGACAAGGCTTTTCGATTCCTCTATGGTTTCGGCGAATTTTCCGTTATCAATATCCAGAACGCCTGTCATGCCAAGATTTTTTGAAATCTCCTTCTCTATTCCAGAAAATCTGTCTGTTTTTGCGGCGTTTTCAGAAACACGTTCCATTGCGGCGGAAAGCTGTCCTGCAACAGAAACAGCACTACTTGTTTCGCTCGTTAAATCAGACATAGATTTTGCGGCATCCTGTATCGGCTTTCCGTTAATCTGCTTTCCTATGTCAAAAATAGGGATATCCTTCAAATGACTATAATCTTCAACAGGCGCAGATTCTTTTTTGGACTTTTTTGTGAGTTGTCCGAGATTTACGCCTTTTAACGAAGCACCGATTTCCTTTGCGCTTTTTGCGGCTTTTGAAAAGTTATGTGCAATGCTTCTTGCTTGTTTCGCAAATTCTTTTATGCCGTTAATCTCTATTTCTGGTGTTTTAACGCTCTCCAAAACAGATTTAATTTCACGGATTTGTTTTGTAGAATCTCCAGTTTTCCCGATACCCTCAATGGACTTGCTCAACTTTTTTACAGACTTTTCCGCTTCTGCGGCATCCGCAACAATCTTTATTTCAAGTTTATCTATTTCACTCATTATTCATTTCCACCACCTTCCCGTGAGAGATTTCAAAGTTTGACTGCATAGTTTTTAAACGCTCAACAAACAATTCGCGCTGTTTTTGTAACTCATAATCGGAAAGGGGTTTGTTCTGCTTTTCGATTTCTTCAAAGAACGGATTTTTGGGATACTCTGACTTAGACTTTCTTCCTGCCAAATTCCGCTCTACACCGACAGTAACTGCGGCGAGCGTATATTGTCCGTTTATCCAATTCATGTAATCTGCGTTTCTGAAACGTTGGTTGTATCCTTCTGCAATCGCAGACAATATTCTCGGATTCATTCTCCAAAATTCATCCCACGAAACCCCGATAGCGTATGCCTGTGGAAACCATTCAGCAATCAACAATTCACGAAACGATTTGTATTTTTTTCTTATTCCGCTTCGCTCTGATTTTCCGCAGTTTCCGCTTCCGTTGTCTTGTTGGCAGCCCGAAAAAAATCAGACTGTTCCATAGCATCAGACATAGCTTCTGCCATTTCCTCAAGACTCCCGCCGGAAACAATGTGTTTCTGCATCTCTTCCCCAGCCGCTTTTCTTCCGATTCCGGCGCAGATGCCGAAATAAGCTCTCATCATGGACATGGGCTTATCCTGCATGACCTCAAGAGAAATACCTTCATCCTCCAAGTCACAAACAAGGTTAAAATCAAATTCTTTTGCCTTATACACTTTGCTGTTAATGGTAAAGTTTTTCATTTGCATATCTCCTTTTTTGAATAAATAAAAAAGGGATGGTTTTTCATCCATCCCTTTATGTTTTATTAGTAGTAATATTCGGCTGAATTGGCGTTTTCCTCGCTATCCGTCACAGCCTGTTCATTCTGCGAATAGCGTTTTATTCCCCCGAGAACGCAACCGTAGCACCCATGCCCTTATATTCTTCAATCGTCAGTGGCATTTCAACTGTCAAAAGTTCGTTCTGGCTGATTTCTGGCTGCGGAATCTGTTCGGGAGGTTGCGCCACAACAAAGAAAGAGTTTTCAAAACCAGGCACGATTGTTTCAAACCACATTCTTTTGCCACCTGTCAGACCTTTGTATTTTGTAATCAGACTTTCCCATTCTTTTCTGGTGTCATCTGTAAGGTTTACCGTGATATTGAAAGAACCGCCTGTATCAGCTCTGCCCTTGACGTATCTTGTGATTTCATCCTCCAGCGCAGAAGCGTCAATCTGTTCTGGCTCAATAGTAATGCCGCCGATAGTATTTATTCTTGTCAGCTTTTTAAAACTTGTCGGTTTTGTTCCTGCCGTGGTTTCCACGCCATAACCGAATGTGATTCCCAAACTGGAAATACCTGCTACTGCCATATTCATTCCTCCTTTTATTTTTGCATAAAAAAAATAAAGCCCTTTACGGCTTTATCACGTTAAACTGTCATTTGCTCCGATTATTCTTTGGAATCTTGCGGTGCTTCTGTATGTATCTCCCTCATTAAATTCTGGAAGGGCGATAACCTTGAACCGCATTTCCTTGAATACATCTGCTACAACAGACATTATTCTGCCTACATCCGATTGGCTTGTGTTTGTGAATACATCGACTTGGAAGGTTTCCAAGGTCGCATTGACGGAAAGTCCCTCAAGGTCTGCTCCACGCTCCGCCGCCGCCATTCGATGAATATAGACGGTAGGGAAGATGGCATCACTTAACTTCTTTCCGTTGCTTGTGAAGTATATAGTCGGATATTTCGGCTCTAATTTCGGCTTAGCTTTTGTCTTTACGATTGAAAATACAACCGTTCCAATGTCATAAGCCCATGAATTATCACTCAACCAAACACCTCCTTTGCAACCTCTGCAATCTTTTCTGCTAATTCTATGGAGGTTTCATACATGAATGGGCGAGAGGGCAGACCTTTTGTCCAGTGCCATTCGCCGTCACGAAAGTAAAACCATCCTTTTTCGCCATGCTCATTTACGTCATACTTCCAACCGACAATGCCAATAGCTTTGTGTGGTTTTTTTTTGCCGACAATACCTGTACCAAACTCAACAAATTTCGCCCAAGGACAGCCAGTGTATACAATCCACGTTGCGCCTTTTTTAATGACCGCCCCTTGCTCATAATTGATACTGCTAAGAAGTTCTCCTGTATAGACGGCATCATATTGAGCAACCTTCATTTTGGCGGTCTGTACGCCGATTTGAGCGAGTTTTTTCGCCAGTTCGTTACATTTATCGGTCAATTCGTAAGCGTAGCTCTCAACCTCTCTTACGGCGTTCTGGATGGACTTATTGGACATGATGTTGATTGATATTTTCTTTGACATAGAACCACCTACAAAATTTCAAGTTCTTGGAACACTTTAAATATTTTCGGAGACTGTATTGCAATCCAGTCAACCATTTCCTCGTTCTCGGCCCATGCGCCATAAATCCCATGCGTATTGGAAGATAAACCACTTTCAAAAAGAAAGGCATGGACTATCTCATGCCTAAGTTTCTTTTTGTTTAAGTTCATTTTCCCATTTTCCGTTAGGTCTTTTTCTTTTGGATTTAATACATAAATCACTTTGTCATAGAAATTGCACAAGGCATCTGACGTTTCCTCAAAATCAGAAAATAGTTCTGGATATTCGTCCACAAACATAATTGAATACTTCTCTCCAAGAACATTTACAGTTTTATTTTCCATGTTGCACCTACTTTACATTCTTTTGCAAAAGAAACAAATCAACCGTCAGACCTTCATCTGCAACGCCTTTGACGATGTAGTCGCAGCTTGTCTTATCGACCATTGCCGCCTTATACTGAACCGCAGATTTCTTCCAAACCAAATCCCCGACAGACAAAGGAAGTTTTCCCTTGTCATCGACTATCTGAACGAAATTCGTTGAATTGTCAACACCAAACTCTTTAATAAGAGATTCGCTCAATTTGTTGCTTATGGAAGAACGGAAGGGTACAGGCACATCATATCCCGTTGTGTATTCTCCTGTTTCTATCGGCACTTCGTTTCCGTCCACGGTGATGTATTTCAAATTCCCATCCTCGTCCGTATCATAGACAGGTACTTGACCGATTTGTTTTGAATAGAACATCTTTTGTCTGTTAATATCGAGCATTTGAAACCCACCTACTCATGATTCATTCGTTCCTCAAGAGTATCAAGTCTATGGTGCGCAGATTTAAGGCTCTGATCCAACTTGATAATCTTGTCATTGTGCTTATTGATTTCTTCTCTCATCGTTGTGATTTCCGACTTTATTTCCTGCGTTGTGCCAGCGATAGCATCCAGTTTCATATTGATTCTGGTGTTATCCTTCACACGTTCCTCAATATCCTTTGTGTCTGTATGCTTGCTACTTTTCAACCCAAAAAAGACGGAAAATGCCAAAGATACTATGCTTATGAGATATGCTATTTCGACTTGCATTTCTGTACCGCCTTTCTGCTTAATAATTGTGCATCAGCCCACCACCACATAATACGATGCACCCCTGCTGCCATTTCATTAAAATAATAAAATCTATCGAATTAATTGAAAATTAAGTAGAAAATTTAATGAAATTTCATTTATTTTCGCTCAAATTTTCATTATTCTATAGAATTATTGAAACTATACTTTACATTTTGAAAAATGAGGAGCAGAACATCAGATACCCTGCTAGCAAAATATCGGATGCGCCGCTCCCTACAAAACCTAAAGGTTTTCAATCCAAATCGTTAATAATTTCAAGTGAAACGGCAACGCACTAAAAACGACTAAAGCCAGTTTGCTTTAACCCCTTTACAGAACCTTTACAAATGGGTATACGCCAAAGAACAAATCCTCTCTATTCTTCCAAGAGCGGCTTATGCCGTTTTCGGAATAGCTTTCCATGTAAGCCTCTCCTGCTTGAGAACGGTCATACACAGCCAAGTCAACGATATTGTTTTCAAACCTCTTTAAGTCAGACAAAATATCCCTTTCGGTGTATGTTTCTGGATACATACGCCTTGCGATAATCTCCTTTTTCGCCTGCTCTATCAGTTGGTTCAAGAGCGGATTTTCTTCCTTATTGTCGAATACCACAGTATCATCCTCTTCAACATGAAACTGCCGCAGTCTGATTTTCACTTGTTCCAAAATGCTGTAATCAGCCATAAGCAATCACTCCTTTACAGTCCGAATACGGACAGGATATACTGTTTCAGTTCTGTGCCGTTCATTTCTTCTGCACCATCAACACCTACGGTCAACGCCAGCTGCCGCAGTTCATTGACTGGCATTTTTGCGATTTCGCTTTTTGTGTAAGTTCTCTTGCCGTCAGTATCTGGTACTTCCTCAAAAGGCTCATACCAGATGCCATTATGCTTTACTTTATGGTCGAATTTCATTTAACCGACCTCCTTTTTAGTAGCATTTAATAACATAGGTGCTGTCCATTCTCTCATAAGAGGGCAGTACAATTTCTGATACGGTTGTCTTTGTCTGCACAGGGTCATTAGAAACCGTTACCGCAACCGCAACGCCTGTATTGACAATGGATACATCCGCTTCCTTACTTCCCATCAGTGTACGCTCTTCCGGTGTAGTACCGTACCATGTGTTACCCAGTGCGCCGTTAGGAATCAGTGTAGCAAAACCATCTGGATAGAATTTAGCAACGACCCCTTCTTCGTTTTTGTACTGTTTAGGGTAAACGATAATATTTACGCCCAGTTCAGCAGAGAAAATTTCCTTCACTCTGTTATCGTTCATGAAGATATTCGCCGTTACATTCTGCGCCAGAATTGCGGACTTGATTTTCTTATTCTGTTTCAGATAGTCCATGGTCTGTCTGGAAATAATCATAATGGAAGGTCTTTCTCCTGTTTTGGCTTCTACGGAATCCATGGCTTTCGCAACATCTCCCATAGGGTCAGAATTTTCAGTGTCAGACCATTTATCAGTTGTCCCGCTCAACTTCACAAAGTTGTTTGTTTTGTAATCGTTGTTAGGGTCGTAATTGTATTCGTATGTAACACCATCTGCCTGTATAGAGATTTTAGGAGAACCGTCAGACGGCGCAAGCAACTGCATAATCATTCTTTCAGGTACAACCCTCGCACCTTCAACCAAATCATTTGCATCGTCAAAAACTCTACTTAATATCTCCTGTACATAAGGGTCTGTTGACTCTTGTACACGCAACATTTCCTGCTCGGCAGTTTCCTTGACAATTCTGGATTCACGGAAGAACGCCATTTCTGTCTCAGTCATCTTAAATCCTTCTCTACTTCTCAACGTAGAAACTGCATCAAAGTTAGAAGGAGACAGAGAAACAGGCAGACCTTTTGACGTTTTAATCCATTTCAAGTCAAGACCCATTTTCTTTTTCGCAGGGAACAGACCTTCGCCCAGATAAGGGATTCTGTTGCTTGCTACTTCTGTCTGCACAAGGGCGATTGCCTTTGCGTTATATACATCTATAATTTTCATTACTTTACACCTCCTTATTCAAACACAATCAGCGGCAGTGCCGTCTTTACCGCCTCTGCAATCGTAATGCCAGCATTTGCATTTGCATTTTTTTCATTTACGCAAGCAAAAGCCTTTATGATGGTTCCGTTGGGGTTTTCATCGTATGTATCCGAAAGCAAAATGCCGATAGCCGTATTGTCATTTACCTTCTTTCCTTTTGCGGAAATAGGATTCCCAGCCTTGCAAACGCCTTCTGTAAAAGCAGAATCATCCAATTTTACGGGTACAAACAATTCACCGCCAAGTTTTCTTTTCAGAATTTCCTTTTGCGTAGTTACGCTTGATTCTTTAAATTTCATTTCTTCAGCCTCCTTACATATAGTCTTTTAAAACAGATTCAGCCGTTTTATTTGCATCAGACCATCTACTGCCGATGTCTTTTGCAATTTTTTCAGCCTCCGTCTGCGTTTCGCCGCCGCCATTACTTCCGGTAGGGTTAGGGGAGTTGTTTGCAATTTCATCCTCTTTCGCCTTGGCAGCAGCCGTTTCTTTGTCAGAGATAATCTGTCCGAGAACGTCATAATCGAAAGAGCCATCATCCTTTACAATCTGCGCCGCCTGTTCAGCAGTTACTTTGAATTTCGCAGCCGCAGTGCTTCTCTGCGTAGCCAATGTCTGTGCCTTCTCAAGTTCTGCGATTCTTGCATTTGCTGTTTCCAACGCTTTATTGGCTTTTTCAGTTTCAGACAAACCGTTTGATTCCAATTCGTCAATCTTTGCCTGTAATTCGTCTGCCTTATCAGCTTTTTCTTTGTACTGTGCGATTTTATTTTTTTCGTTCAGCACTTCCTTGTTGCTCTGGTTTAACAAATTTGTAATCTGCTCATCCGTAGCATCTGGAAAAAGTTTCAATACCTGTTCTCTTGTCATGTGATTACCTCCTATCATTTACTCACGCTTTTGTTTCCGCAGGTCGCACCTGCTGAGTTTGCTATTTACCGCATAGCTGCTTAATTTTTTATAAACAAAAAACAGCCCATAAGGACTGTTTAAGTTTTCGTGTATTTAAGACTGCATCTGCAATTTACAATTTCCTCCGCGCTTGCCCCTAAAGAATAGTCACGAGGGAAGGACATTTCGGATGCACCTATTTGAAAAGAATCGAATATCCCGACTTTATATCCATTCGATTCTGCGTGCGTATGCCGCACCTTATCATCATTCATGGTTATCCATGTTTTGTATTTATAACCCTGCTTAACCATTCTGGTGTATTCTCGGTAGTTTCCAATGGTATTTGCTTCATTCGCCGCAATATTCATAGCACGCTCAACAGATGTAAAGTAGGGCATATCCTTATTTTCAATCGTTGTTCGGATAATATCTTCTATGATTTTCTCTGAGTATTCATTTATGTACGATGGTGGCTCTCTGACTTTTAGAAATTTCAACGCCACTTTCTTGTATTCTGCGGAAAGACCTTGAATGAAATCTTCTTCTTTTCCGTCATAGTCTAAGAAGGCGCAGAAAAAAGAAATAAAAATCGGCTCAAGTTCTTTTGCTAACTCAAGCCGTTCTTTCTTTTCTTTATCAGATATTTCCATTTCGCCGAAATAGGTTTCATATACAATTTTCTCTGTATGCAATTCATCATTTGGGATTCTTGACATGAAACCACCTCTTTATTCTTCTGCAACCGATTGAGATTGTTTTGCAATCTCCGCTGCCTTTCGTTCCTGTGCTTCCTTTTCCTCCTTTTCTTCCGCTGTCTGCCACAAAGCATCCATATAAGGCTTAGAAAGAAGGAATGTTTTTTCGGAATCTCCCCACAGTCCAACTGTCTTAACTGCGATAAGAGGATGTATTCCTGCCTGTAAAAGCTGATAGAGTGTCTGCGATTTTGTATACATATTGTCCTGCGGACTATGGTTTATCTGCACATCAAAATCCCTTGTGGTAATACCTAAATCCTCGTGCTTAATGCGGATGATATTCAGCACAACTTTTGCAAGGCGTTTCTCTGCCGATTTTACAATGGGGTCTTTCAGTTTCGCTCTCGTCTTGGAGAAATCCCAACCATTGCGAAGCTGCACCGCCCCCTGCGTATCTCCGCCAGAGTTATTGTTATTTTTATTCGGAATGGCGAGAATGGAAAGGGCGTTGTCCCACAGGTCATCCTTTGCAACCTGTGATTCCGTCTGGTTTAATTCCTGTGTCATAATATCGACATCCGCTTTGTTTTCGCCATTGTTCGACTTAACAACCAATGCGCCCTGCATTTTCATTTTTTCAAATTCTTCCGAATCAGTATCGCAGTTTACAAATTTTATCCACGATTGCACAAACTGTTCAATGGAATCCATGCGGTTTGATTGCATATTGTTAATGGAATCCAGAATGTCAATAACAAGCTCAATATCCGAAAGCCTTTCATGGTTATTCGGATATTCAATAATCGGTATACCACCGAAAGCATGAAGTTCCCAATCCGTAACAGTAGAATCATATATTTTGCAAGAATGTGTGTCCGTAAAGCACCGCTTATACATTTTTCCATTCCTGTCTTTCGATTCCTGCACCGCCAAAATCGGTTCTTCTGTGTTTGCGTTATAAATCACAAACGTGTTCAGTGGAGTAGGGGATACAATGCGAAATTTAATATCTCCATCCGAAAACTGCACAGCTTTAAATGATGTACCTGTTGCCGATTGCCACTCCCCAGACTTAATGTCCTTAGACTGCTTGTCAACATCCACCATGTAATCATTCAGAATATCAACGGCTCTGTTTATATTTTCATCGTCCTTACGGCTGACAAACTGCACAGGCTCGCCGTATGTTTGTCCGACCTTAAACTGTACAATTTCATAAGCGTGGTTTTCAACAACCTTATTCACAATATCATCTCGGACAATCTTTTTGCGATAACGTATCGGCTGGTCTCCCTTGTAGTAATTCCAAAGGTATTCAATAGCTGTTTTGTTTGCATTGAAAACGCCTATACACTCCCCAACAACGCTAACAATGTTATCCGGCGTTATTTTACCAACATTCGTGTATGCAATTTTTCTTCCATACTGTCCGCGAACAATCTCTTGAAACGTCATTCTATTATTCATGCGGCACCTCCCGATAAAAAACAAAACAAAAAACACCGACAAAAATCGGTGTTCGTCTGCTTGCATATTTCTTTATTATAAATATACCACACTTTTTCGGGACATTCGGGACAACTTTCTAATTTTCAAGAAAACGATAAAACATTTTCTTTACACTATCCTCTGTATTGCCGCCAACCCTTCTTGCAACATCGGACCAAGGCAAACCGTCAATAAATCTAAGACGGATAATTCGCCTCATGTGGCTATCGTTTATATCCGCTATAAAAGATTCAACTTTGTTTATCGTTTCCAACAGCTCTAATTCAAGTTCGCACAGTGTAGCTTTCCTTGAGTAAAGCAACGCTTTTTTTCTGTTATATTCTGGATAGGGGAATCCCTCAATAACAAATGTTTCCAATCCCCCAACGCCGCCAGACACTTTGTCAAGAACGGTTCCTTCCTGCTCAATTTTTATAATCTGCCGCTCAAGAATTGCTATCTTTTCTCTTACCTCGGCACATTCTTGTTGGAGGTCTGTGTATTGTTTCAAGATTTCTTTCGTCACCAAGACATACCCCCTCTGAATGGATTGATAGCCGCTTCCACTTTTGCAGTATTATTTGGATTTTCTATGAAAATTGCTAACTGTGTCAAACTATCCGGAGCGTCATCGTGATTATTTTTCCCAATGCTTACAAACATTCCAAGTTCTTCCATTGCTGCTTGATACTCATTGTTTCTTTTGTATCTATGAACTCCTAGTTTTGCATCTTCTTCAATTTGACTTTGGCTCAATCGAGCAGGGGATATAAATACAAATTTTCTTTTTATGTCCCCAGAGTAAGCAATAATTTTCGATAATTTGTCAATTCTATTTGATGCTTTTTTGCTTGTACAGGAGCATTTATAACCGTTTGCAATCAGACTTTCATCTACATATTTGCAATAAAGTTCTCCACCTGTATCTCCCTCGAATCTTAGTTGCCTAATCTCATTTCCCATTACGCGTCCAACAACAAGCGGTATTGTGATTTCTTTTGCGCCTTTGTTAAATACCCAGTCATAAATATAAACATCCCCATTTTCATATTCAGCACCAATAGGCATTGAAAGGCTATCTCCTCCGCCCCATGCAACGTCTACAACTCCAATACGTCTGAAATCACCATCTGGAAGAATACCATTAAAATATCTGAGGCTATCAGTTTCAAACAGCAAACCTTCACGAACATAAGGGCTTTGCATGAATTTAGCCATCCATTCAGCGTGGTCTAATCTTTCTCTCATTTCTCTGTAGTATTTGGTTGAAAATCCGTTTATTTCGTAATCAAAATTACTTTCGTCATTTTCATCCAGAGCAGGAATTTTTCTAAATCTATATTCTGTATCATTTTCATACTGCTTTCTGAGTCGTTCCAACGGGTCTAATACATTCCATAGAGTGCCGACCATCAATTCTCTTGCACCATCATTTTTTCTGTCTACCATTTTGTTCAAATACTCTTGGAAGGTATTCTCCATTCTGACAGGGCTTAGTGAATGTTCTCGGTCACGAACTAAGTCATCTACATATAAATATCCATCTTTTGAAACGTCAACTGCACCTGTCCATGTTCCATCAATACCTCTACAGGTAACAGTTGCGAATCTGTCTGAATTTCCGAGAGTAATAGTAAACTCATCGGAGCTCTTGTCCAAGATAACAGGTTTATTGATGTAACGCGGATGCCAATAATAAAATAATTCTTGAAATGAATATTCTTCTGTAGAAATCAAATTTAATAACTCTTTATAAAAACCTTTTGCAAGTATGCCAGAGTGCCCGCCCATCGCATTATGGCTATTGGGTCTGCGAAGCATAATCCAGTTCAAGAAAAAAATACAAGTAGTGGATTTACCGACGCGGCTTGGCATAGATAACCCATAGAATTTAATTTTTCTGTTTTCTAAATCTTCAAGGTCTTGTACGACAACATTCAGCGTCTTTCTTCTTGGAGAATAGAATCTTTTGCTCCAGTGCCTATTTTTTTCCATGTAAAAAATAAAGCTTTCCAATTTTTCATAGCTCTCAAGTTTTAGTACTTCATAATATTTATTTAAGAGATTGTATTCTTGATTGTTATCTTGAGCGTATTTTTCCAGAGTCCATATATCAGAACCTGTCATGTTTAAAACTAGAGTTTCGATAATTTCTTTTGCCCTTTTTGTCAATGAAAGACCGTATTCAATATCTTTTTCAGTCTCAATAGAAACCTTTGCAGCATCACAGTATAATTCTATAACCTGTTCATTGATTCCGTTATTCGATATGTATTTCTCGTAGTCCTGTACAGCACTTATCAATTCAAAACTTGCCATTAAAAAAGCACCTCCGCTCAAATAAGCAAAGGTGCAAAAATCCTTTGCCCTCAGATGTTTAGGGTTAGCGGCTAACTTCCAAGTTGTTAGTCGGTAATTGTTTTTAGTTTATGTCTGCAATGGTTTCCACAAAGCAGTTGTAGTAAATATATCTTTTTCCGTCAAAATCAAATTTAACATAACCGCCGCTGGTGGTCTCGATATCAATTTTCCCTTCATAGGTTGCCATTTCCTTGCCATCTGCTGTATACACAGTAATGGTTCTCTGCAACCCTCCCGATATGTCGCTTTTAATATTTACAACTGCTCTGTCAATGGTTGAACAACCAGTTGCTCCAATTATTGTGCAAACCAAAATACAAGCGATTGCGAACAGACGAATAATTCTTTTTTTCATGTGCATTCTCCTTCCTTGACGCAGTCAGTAGGAATCGAACCTACACATCATTTTGACGGACGGATTAGCAATCCGCTGCGATACCATTACGCCATGACTGCAAATTATCTCACATACCTTTCTTTTCTTCTCCACGACTCATCATTGTACTTCTCAAGCCATTTGCACCGCTTAGCAATACATTTATGCTTATAAGCAAGCTCTTTGTTTAACGCCCCAGCATGAGCCTTACAGTGACAGTATCCTATTGCGTTCCCTATGTATTTACCTGTTATCGATTTCTCTCTCATAGGCAAAATCCTTGCATAATACCAGTTTTGCGACTTTAACACATTCTTTTCGGTTGTCAGCATCAGTACATTTTCCGTCTTTGTTGTATCTGCAAGTTCTTAAATCGCAATCACTCATTTCCACAACTCCTCTTTGAATTTGAGAAATTTCTCAAACTGTTCTTGGTCTTTTTCATCCCCGAACAGTGTATCGGGAAACGGCTCGCCCTTTATGTACATATTGAAATATTTAGAGGCAGTAGGCGCACTGATTCCTATATGTCTTGCTGCTGCGGAAAGTGTCATCCGTCCGCTACAAAAATCCTCAAACGCTTCAAAGAATTTTCTCTTGCTTATGGTTTTTACGCCTTTCGCCATTGCAAACACCGCCTTTCGTTTTCAATCAAATAATCGGGATAACTTGTGCGTTTCCGATAGGCAGAAAGGGGTACATCCAATCTGCCATCGGCATTTTTTTAATTCAAGTGGGATTTACGCAACCAACACTCTATTCTGGTGCGACCAGACCTCTTAGATGGGTGTGGATTTGCACCACACATGAACCGCATTCCTATCAGCGTCCTCCGTACGATATTGTACCCGACCACTATCAGTTCTTAGATATAAGCGTTTACCTATTCCGCCACCATCTACCATAATTCAAAATTGAATTATCCTATGCCTACTCGCAGGCTAATAACCCGGGGTAGGCCCGCTTTATCGCAGACCTAAAAGAATGCTTTCGGCGCACGCATTTTTACAACGATTTTAACCCATAAGGTTGCGAGTAAAGTTTTCATCGTGAACCCAAACGCCAACAGAGGGATTTGAACCCCCATGTCGGATTCTAACCGACACAATGGTTTTCAAGACCACGCCGTTATAACCGTTTCGGTATGTTGGCAGAGGATGGGGATTTAAAAGACACCATCTCTAATAGTGAAATCCGAATCGACCTCACCTAAATCAAGTTTCTATCCAATCCCCATCATGATTTTTCAGTTTTGAGTTTAATGTCAGTCACGAAATCAGAAAAACGGACTGACAGGGGGTTTGTCGATTTTTGAAGGGTAGGTTTTATATGCGGTCAGTCAGCAGAATCTATGATTGCGATAAACCATGATACCGAAAGACCGCAAATGGATTCTCTCGGAATTGAACCGAGGACCGTCCGGTTATGAGCCGGATGCTCTAACCAACTGAGCTAAGAATCCAGAGTGGGGCGTGATGCCGTTAAAACGCCCCAAATATGAAGTTGGTGTTTGGTCTTGTTGCCAGTCCCCATCGGCATACAAGCCAAAAGCCCACCGAGCCGTGCGATGGCTCTTAACAGGATTCCCCTAGTGGGTGAAAAGTTGTGTTATCCATCGGGAAAAATGTCCAAAAACCCGATGAAAAGCACCAGACGGGAATCGAACCCGTTTCCGCAGTTTGGAAAACTTCTGTTCTGCCATTAAACTACTGGTGCATATATAAGACCCTGCGTCCGAAAATCAGCGTCTATAGCCGCCTTGTTTCTTGCCATAATCGCCGTACAGTCATGAACTAAACCGCTCAAAGGCAAGCGCAACAAACAGGGTACATATCAGAGTTTAATATCTCGGCATATAGAAAAAGTCACCACAATTCGGAATGTCTTTCCTTATGACAAGGCATAATTTTTGGAATATTTCATAAGACCGCTCTGTTTTCGTATAGCGACCAAGTAGTATTCGCTCCCCATCTTTTTCTGCAATGATTTCTTTCCCGTGTCTAAAAATATCTATTCTATGAAATTTATCCTTGCCAACAGAATGCTTTCTATCTTGACTAATAATCGTTATCATCATGCTCACTCCTTTGGCATATAAAAAACTGTACTGCCAGAGAAGGGGAGTTCTTCATACAGAGCGTGAATCTCTGCAAGCACTTCCATTGCTCGATCTTCGTTCCTATATTCTCCGAGAACAATAGACTTGAGTGTTATATCGTTAAGGATGGCCTTGACATAATTTTTAACTACTAACAGTGATACTCCACTTTCATCAATGGAAGCTGTTCTATCTTGGCTTAAAATTCTCATTCTGTTCACTCCTTCGGTTCAAAATAATCACAGCCATAATCATATTCCGTGTAATCAGTGTAATATTCACTATCCTCGTTATTGCAAGTAAAAAGCAGCTCATGGTCTATGTCGGAATATTTACACTTACCGCAACATTCTTTTTCATCGTACATATGTAACACCGCCTACTTGCTCTTTCAAAGTGTAATCTTCGCAGTTATTATTGAGTCTGCAATAATAGCCTTTACAAACTACGTTTCCGTAGTCCTCAACAATGAAATATTCGCAGTCAGTACAGGTTACATTTGGATGATACTTTGGTCTTGTAGGAGATTTTAATTCCTCAATCTCCTTTTTCAGATTTTCGATTGTACGGTCTCGCACATCGACATCGAATTCTAAATCCTTAATTCTTCTAAATGGGTTCCAAAACATTTTTGTCACTCCTTTGTGCAGATGGGGGCTTTTTGTTTTTGAGGATATTTGTGGGACTAAGTAGGGACTTTTTCTGTTCCCATCCAGACCCCCACCCCCATCCATTTTTAACGGCGGGTTCGTTCAAGCCGCAACAACCGCCATTCATCCGCATTGGCTATAATTTCCTGTATTTATTCGCAAAATGATAGTTATGCGAATAGTTTTAAATCAATATCTTGTGTCAAGCATTTATTTTAAACTAGATATTGATTTATTCTCCTCCGCTGTCCGTCAATCTGTCTGCGTCTTGTGCAACTTCAACAGTTTTAACCTCGTTCAGTCTCGGAAGTTCGGCAGCTGATAGGGCGGTGCGATGTCTGTTAGCATCTGGCGCATATGGGCTGTTCCAACCGTAAAAGTGATTTAGGATTGCGATAACGCCTACAGGGTTCTGCTTTCCTGTGGCTAGTTTGCCCGATAAACTCTCAAGCCTTACATCTACTAGCTTTTTGTAAATTTTGAAAGCTTTATCACTTAGTTTTTTATTACCATTTCCCCATTCTTTTATTGCATCTCTACTTATCCCTGTTAAAAAACTAAACCCATTGATAGATACTTCTTTATCATTCATCAGGGATATATATATATATATATCGCAGATATGGTCTACAAGCTCATAGTCATAGGCATTACAATTGCTCATTGCTCCTATACCATTTTTGAATAAAATACTAGATTTTAACTGTTTTGTGTCTGGGAATACATTTTTTTTAATATACATTAGCGCCGCATTCCAGACGCTCTGGGATTCCTTGGAGATATCCGAGATCCCCTTTTCGGCACAGAATGAATCTAAACATGCTTCGATTTCTGAATCGTAAATTTTATTTTCCATGATCCGCGCCTCCTTCCTCGTTCCTGCTGCGGTAAATTAAAAAAGCCACAGAAAAAGATTTTACTCTCATTCTGTGGCGTGTTGGTATCTTAATCAATAATTGAGGTGCCGTCCTTGCCGTTCAGGTCATCCAGAGCAACGGCGTTAGCTGGATGCCTTTTAAATTCAATTTTCTTTCTTGTGGGATATGATACAAAAATTTAATCATTCTGTCAATAGGGAATTTTATTTTTTATGATTTAATCGGTTTCTGTATTTGTTTTAAGATCTAATATATTACTACGTACTTAAATTCTTTTTTAGATTTCATTCTTGAATATATTAGATTTCATTGGTTTTACTGTATGAAGTAAGATACTAGATTACATTCTTTTTAACCCCTTACAGATACAGATGCTTGTATGGGGTATCGGTGTCTAAAGTAAGCTAGATTTTCCCAGATATACAGTTGTCAATTATCATCTGGAACGTATTCGATTAAATGTTCTGGCTGCATATTTAGGATTTTGCAAATATTGTTTAACGTTTTCATACTGATATTTGTATCATTTTTCTTAATTTTCCGCCATGTTTCTTGCGAAAATACCCCATATTTAATAGCAGTGTAAGAAGTAATGCCAGCTGTTTCCAACGCCTCGTAAACCGAAAATTTGAATCTAATCATATTTATCAATCTCCTTTCCTGATTTCATATATCATACTATTTTTGAGCCACAAAGTCAATGGAATATGGCTTTTTTAAGACACAAAAATATATCTCGAAAAAGATAGAAAATTGTCAATTAAAATAACCGCCATTTCTGGCGGTCAGGTTTACAATGTTTCTAATCTCGCTCTGGTGAGCATTTCGGCGCGTTTCTTTTCCTTTTCTGCGGTCTCCATTGCCATAAGCTGGGCATAGGTGGCGGCATATTCGGGATTAGCTAGCAGCTTGCGCCGCTCCTGCTCCTCCTGTTCTTTCCGCTCCTGTCTTTCTTCCTCCTGTCTGATTTCGTCTGTTTTCCTGTTATCAAACATGGCTTGGATATCCTCGATTGTTAGCGGTTTTAAGCCGTTTTCGGGCGTTCTGACGGGCTTTTCCGCATCGGGTATGGGATTGGTCGGTTCTGACGTTTCCGGCTCTACAGGGGGAAGCTCCGCTGCTTCTGTATCTGGTGCAGAATCTTGTATTTCTGCGGTTTCTGCGCTGTTCTGTTCTTCCTCTGCCTGCGCTTCTTCCATGCAGTCCAGATATGCAAGCACGCTTTCATTGATTACGCCGTTAATCGTCAGCCCTAAAGCCTTTATTCTGTCTATGGTACCATTCGGAAGCGTTGCGGATACTCTGTCATAGTTTTCCTTTATTTTTTCATTCTGTCTTTTCATCCTTGCCTTGTATTTTTCTATCATTTCCTTTTCACTCTTTGCCATGATTGCATACCTCCATTTAATACGCATTATTATTGATATAATTAAATGATACAATAATGCAATGAATAAGTCAATTATTATATAAAACTTAATTTAATTTATTTACATTATTTTTGAAATAATATTTTATTTAATTTTGCATTTATGTATTGACATTATGAATTAAATATGATAATATAAGACCATAGAAAACAACAGAGGAAAACCGAAAGGAGCAACCACCATGAAAAACTATTTAAAAGAAAAGATTAACAACTGGTATAAAAATTCTGAAATTGACTACGGCGTAACGGGGAAATTCATTGACTGTGAAGTGGTCGGAAACAACTTGATTATTACATTCGAGGAAGAAAGCGAAAAATTAAAATGTGAAATCTGCTGGTACACAGAATATAGTCAAGAACAACTCTATAATGTGTGGATGGAAAGCGAATGGCAGGAGGTAGCATAAAAGCCGAAACGGTCAGAAATGACCGTCAGCCGTGGGATAGTCTCCCGGCTCTGATGATGGCAGACGGAAAAGAAAGGGGTATTAAAATGACAAAGAAAGATTTAATGAAAGAATTTAACAAATTACAGGAAGAAAAGAAATGCAGAATCGAAGGTATTTACTGGAATAGCAATAAAAGCAGCATCCAAAATGCTATTAACTGCTTGAAATGTTCCGATGAAATGCTTGAAAAATATTTAATCGTTGTCAGTCTTAAATATGAAAATATCGGGAAAACGATAAAAAGCAATGGAGATTTTAAGCACCATCCGCACAACAGACTTTACGTTTTCAACACCGCAAGGGCAATTTTAGCCGATTAAGTCGAAACCGCCTCCGGGCGGTCTTGGATAGGGCGGCAACCTTCCAACCGATGAGACAAGCCGAGGAAAAGGGACATGAGAAAAAGAAAGGAAAGATAATCATGAAAAAATTTGAATTGTTTATGTGCTGTTTGGGAAATGGAATCACTGTTTGCAATAAGGCAGTGGAGGAAAACGGAGATTATAAAAGTGTTGCTCACATTGCGGAATGTGGGAAAATCACATGGTATGTTAATCCCATGTGATATGTACCAGCTGATGCACTGTTAAAAATTGAGCATACGGCTAATGTACAGCATGAAAAATGGGAACAGTGGTTAAACTCTATGCCGGAGATAAAACAGTATGAAAAACTGTTAAATGCTGTTCCGTTGAATGTAATGCTTTATGCAATAGACTTAGATGGCGGACTTGAAAGAAAAATCCATTACCTAAAGAAAGTGTGTTATGAAAAAGCGTACTTTTAATAAAAAGGCATCCGCAGGGGTTGACGTTCTGCGGCTTTGCTGCGTAAAAAAAGGGAGGTGCAACAACATGAAAAAAGAAAGGTTTTTCGTAGTCCGTCAGCTTGCTGGGCGAAAAATGGAACGTGTGCAGGCGGAAGGATACAGGGTGGAACGTGGTAGCTTCACATTTTACATCTGCGGCGGAGGTAGCTGTTCTTGGAGTGTGACAGAAGAAAAAAGTGGTATGTTAATAGGTGTTTACGGAAAAACGAGAAAGGAATGTGTAGAAAAACTTGATTCTTTCGACCTGTCAAGGCTTGAAAAATTCGACCTCGAAAAGCTGAATAAGGAAATGCTTTCTCTGCCCCTCTGCGACCTGTGAGGGGCGTTTTCTTTTTTCGACGGTCAATCGGTCAAGCAGAACAAAAAGCGTCTTAAATGGGCGAATACGGGGGCAAAATTTTTTTGTGTTTAAATTTTTTCGACCTAAGAAGGAAAACCACACCAAAAAGGCAAAATGCACAAAAAGGCGAAAAGATATTGAAAAAAATAAAGGCGTGTTATATGATGGAAGGACAAAAAATAAAGGAGGGGTTTGTATGAAATTTCAAAGATTAAAAGACATGGTTTGCGGTGCTGCGGTTGCATCAATGGTTTTGTGTTCTGGAACGGTGGCATTTGCTAAGGTGGCAAACACAAGTATCCCTGTATCATTCAGCAACATCAAGATTATTGTTGATGGGAAACAGCTTTCCACAAGCAAAGAACCGTTTACATACAACGGCACAACATACCTACCAGTCAGAGCAGTAGCAGAAGCAGTTGGTAAAGATGTTACATGGGATGGCACAACGAAAACGGTTTATCTTGGAGAAAAGCCTGCGGATACATCTGCATCAAAAACAAAAGATGGTAAAAACAACGATATTGAAATAACAGGTGCAACATTAGATTATGAATATGGATTGCCAAAACTGTACCTCGATTTCAAAAACAACACAAACTATGACATCGATAGATTTGATATTTATATTAACTGTTTTGACGCTTATGGGGAGAGCGTAGACAGCATCCCATATAACTATTACTACATCAAAAAATTAGAGAAAAAATCGGAAAATTCTGAGTATTGGCAGCTATATTCTAACGGTACATCTATTGTGCAATTTGGCATTTATAAATACAAAACATCTGACGGAAGAACTGTAGAAATACCAAAAAATGAAATAGAATGGTTGCAAACAAAATACGAAGGATAAGAAATGGCTTGGTTTATAACCGCCATAGTATTGTTCATTTGCGTTAGATTTATCGACCATTTGAAGGGTTGTTTGGTTGTCCTACTGATTTGTTCAGCGGGGATTGCATTATGTATATTTTTTCCTGCTATACTCGGTCTTGTTACTACACTTGCAATGACCTATGGATTATATTTGATAATTAAAAAAGCCATACAGAAAAAAGAGAACAGAAAAAATGTTTCAAAGAATAAGGAGAATAGACTGACGCAAGAACAAAGGGCGGAAATCAAAAAGAGAATTGAAAAAAGCAATAATACAAACAGTGATGATTTTTGTTGCCGCGTAGATTGTGACAGCAGTTATATATCCCCGGCAATGAAAAGTTTTATAAGTTCCTGCAATAAATATGTTGAGGGCAGAGAAAGAGCGGAAGAAGAAAACAGAAAAGAATAAAAAACAATGGATATTTACATAGCGAAGGAGAGAATTTTAGAATGAAAAAAACTATTGTCTTATTGTTTGCTTGCTTGATATTTACAGGCTGTGGGAGCACAGAAACAGAGGAAGAAAAAACAGCCAGATTAGTATCTGAAGCTAAAGCTGCATTATCTGATTATGATTATGAGATTGTAGATGATAGCGTAAAATTAACTAAATACAACGGGAAAAATGAGGTTTTATATATCCTTTCCGAATACGAAGCCGATGGGAGCGAATATAAAACGGATTTGTCCGATTTCTCCTGCATTGTTGGTAGTTCTAAAGTGAAATTTATTATTTTTGAAAATGGAATTGAGGAAATAGCGAACACCACTTTTAATTCCAGCGGCATACAGGCGGTATACTTCCCTAATACTATGAAGTGCGTCTATGATGTTTCGCTAAGATATTTGCATCCAGAGGAAGAAAGCAAAATACAGATATATTACGAAGGAACAGGGGAGGAATGGAATCAAATTTTCAGTACTTATGAGCGGCAAAGTGTAAAAGAAGCGTGGAACTCTAACGATGATTGGGAGAAAAAAGGAAGTGCGGTAGGCGCATCCGTGGCAGAAAAATTAAACGGCATGATGGGAGAATATGACAGTTCAAATTATGAATTTCATTATTCTGTAGACGAAAGCCAACTGAATGAGTTAATTAAAAGTTACAAGTAGGATATATTAAAGGGATTTCTTTTCAGAAATCCCTTTTTTATTTTCTTTCTTTATCAAAAAAACAAAAAACACTTGACAAAATGTAATTACAAAGTTAAAATCAAAATGTAATTACAAATTGGAAGGTGGTGAGAAAAAATGTCGCCTAAGATGGGACAAAAGATAACGGATAAGCCAAAAAACAAGTTGATTCAAGTTAGAATGGATAAGGAGACGGTAGAAAAATTAGATTATTTAGCTGCTGAACAAAATTCTAACAGGTCTAAAATAATTAGACAGGGGATTGAAATTCAGTACAATCAAAGAAACAAATAAAAAAAGGCGGTAACTGCCACAGACTACCAATCAATAACAGTTGCCACCGCACGCCAGAAGGAGTGTATATAAAGTATATCACTGTATACCTCCTTTTGGCAATAAATAAATAAAGGAGGCTGACGAAATGAATGACGTTATCACAATCGAAAACACAGAAATGCAAATCAGAGAGTACAACGGCGAAAGAGTTGTGACATTTAAAGACATTGACATGGTTCACGGAAACAAATCCGGAACTGCAAGAAGGAATTTTGGCAGGAACAAAAAACACTTTATAGAGGGAGAGGATTATTTTTCCCTGATTAAAGAAAATCCTAATGGGACAAATTGTCCCATTAGAAATTTGTGCGTCCAAAAAACGGACGTACAAAAAAATCAAAAAAATATTGACTTTTGGAACTCATAAATATATAATCGAATTATGGAACTCAAAAGTGAGGTGAAAAAAATGAGTCCAAGAACAGGCAGACCAGTAATAGGAGAGCCAAAGACAAATGATGTAAAAGTGCGATTGGATAATACAACGCATAAAAAGCTGATTGAGTATTGCGAAATGAACAATACGACAAAAGCAGAGGTAATTAGGGAGGCTCTCAAATCATTTCTGGACAAATAAAAACAGCAACTAATCGCTTTGGTCGGTGGATAGCTGCTGTTAAAACATGAACCCCAAACGAGGTACGCAAATATTATAGCACTGTGTACCTCGGTTTGGCAAATGATTTTTCGGACAGGAGGTATTTTATGCAGAATGAAATGATAACCATCGAAAATACAGAAATGCAGATTAAGGAGTACAACGGTCAGAGAGTTGTGACATTCAAAGACATTGACGCAGTTCATCAAAGACCGACAGGAACAGCGAGAAAATCTTTCAATCGCAACAAAAAGCACTTCATAGATGGAGAGGACTTTATGAAAGTTTGCGTGAACGAAATTCGTACGCACAAATTATTTGACATATCTAACAAGGCAAAAGCGGATATTACCCTTATCACAGAGAGCGGCTATCTGCTGCTCGTAAAGTCCTTCACCGATGATTTATCTTGGAAGGTACAGAGACAGCTTGTAAACGCCTATTTCAAGGTCAGAGAGGTGCAGAAAGAGCCATACTACAAAGAGCCGCTCGCAGAGGATTTCACGCCCAGAGTGCCGATTGTATCTGACTGGTACGAGCGGAACAAGGGCAGGATTTACCGCTTGTGCAGATACAGCGGCAACAGCTACAGCTATCTGTATCATTGTATTTTGACCCGACTTTCTGAAAGGTATGATTTAGACGCAGCAAGGGAGATTTACAAAAATGAGGTCGGGAAGTATCCAGAATATCCGATTGACGTTGTAAAACACTTCCCCGAGTTAGAGCAGGATGCGGATAAAATCCTTGACCGTATCGAGCGGATGACTTACAGGTAAAAGAAGAAGGGGCTTGTTTAAAAAGCCCCCTTCAGTCAAAGTATTTGTTTCAATAGATATTGATTGCCGCCACAGGTTACGATTGCCTTAGAGATTTCGTCAGAAACGATTTCTGAATTGGAAATCTCCAGAACCTTAACCAGAGATATACCTATGTTGTCGCAGATTCTAACGAACGTGGACAGCCGCATATCTTCCGTTTCCTCATTGATGATATTATACATAGCCTTGTATGATAAATCGCACTGGATGGAAAGTTGCGCGATGCTCCACCCCTTTAGAAACATCTCACGGCATAGCTCGGTTTTGAGATTTGATATACATTGCCCCGGGTTTACCCCATAATTCACACACCTTTCTATTTTGTAGTTGAATGGAAAGTTTTGCTGAATGTTTGGTAGTCAACTGCAATGGAATCCTTCTCCCCTCTGGTATAATTGGCTTGTACCTAAAAAACAGGTACGCCGCAGTTCTGGTTATTGGGCGGCGTTTGGATTGGCGTTCTCGCCGCTCAATATCTATTGTAAACCTTGAAAATAAAAAGTCCATAGAGAAAAATGTCGAAAAAGTAGAAAGGGCGT